TAGCAGCAACAACTTCAACTTCCATTGATTCTGCAAAGCTGAAAAAACTGCATCCTGATATTGCTGCTGAATGTTCAAAGACTTCAAACAAAAAAGCATACATCAAGATTGAAGTAAAATGAAAAAGCTTACTTGTAAAGATTGTAGAAAATTTAGGTACTGTTTGGAATCTTCAAGAATGTACCCTTGCAGAAGCTTTGTAAGAAAGGAAGTGATGAATAGTTGGGAAGTGAAAAAAACTTTGAAACCCAAGTAAAGAAATGGCTACATAACCAGGGGATTTATGCAGCGGGAACACCTAAAGATAAAATGGAAATATCCCCTGTTGGCTGGTTCTTCAAGGTTTGGGGCGGTGGTTTTCAGAAAAGTGGAATTCCTGATTTGCTGATTTGTGTTAATGGGTTCTTCATAGCTTGTGAATTAAAGGCTGATAATGGGAAACCTTCAGAACTTCAGGAAAAGAACATTCAGATGATAAACCAAGGTAACGGAATTGGAATAATTCTTTACCCAAAAGGGTTTGAAGAATTCAAAGAAATTATAAAGGGGGTGAAGAATTGCAATATTCACATTCAAGGGTTGAATGCTTTGAAACTTGTGCATTCAAGTACAAAATGCGTTATCTTGATGGAATAAAAACCATTCCTGATACTGAAGCAACAAATGCTTTGATTCTTGGAACTGCTTTACACACAGGAATTGAAGAAGGGCTTGAAGCTGGTATTCAGTATTACATCAATGCTTTTCCAATTATATCTGATGCCCACATCAATGAAATGATAAAGCTTGAACATTGGATTCCAAAGGTGCGTGAAATGCTTCCTGAAGGGATATATGAACAAGCTATAACTGGTTCAGATTTCATAGGATTTGCAGATTTACTTGTTCCAGTAGAAAGTTCAGGCAGAACCAAAGTATTTGATTTATATGATTTCAAGTATTCAAGCAATCAGAAATCATATATGGATTCAGGGCAGCTACATGAATACAAGTATTTCATAGAAAAGACCCATCCAGGATGGAAGATAAGAAATATGTTCTTTGTCTTTGTTCCCAAAGTTAGCATCAAGCAGAAGAAAACAGAAAGCTTGATGGATTTCAGGGAAAGAATTCAAGAACAGCTTAACAAAGAATTAGTTCAGATTGTTCCAATTGAATACAACCCAAACAAAGTGGTTGAATTTGCAATGAACATCAAAACGATTCTTGAAACAAAGGACTTCCCCAAAGAAAAAAGCTTTCTTTGTGGTTGGTGCGAATACCAAGAATTTTGTGAAAGTGAGGTAAATTATATGTTACTACCAAAAAATGAAAGAAGAAACATTGAAACCATTGATAAGAAGGTTGTTTGGCTTTATGGTGTACCCTTCAGCGGTAAAACCTTCCTTGCAAACAAGTTCCCTGACCCTATCATGTTGAACACTGATGGAAACATCAAGTTTGTTGATGCCCCTTATGTTTCCATTAAGGATGAAGTTAAGAATGATGGCAGCAGAAACCCTAAAAGAACGCTTGCTTGGGCAAACTTCAAGGATGTTATCACTGAACTTGAAAAGAAGGATAATACCTTTAAGACAGTAGTTGTTGACCTTTTAGAAGATTGCTATGAACATTGCAGAATCTATATGTATGACAAGCTTAACATTACCCATGAATCTGATGATTCCTTTAGTGCATGGGATAAGGTAAGAACTGAATTTCTTTCTACACTTAAACGCTTGATGAACATGGACTATGAAAACATCATTCTTATCAGCCATGAGGACAGAAGCAAAGATATTACCCGCAAGGGCGGTGATAAGATTACTGCAATCAAGCCTAATCTTCCTGATAAGGTAGCAAATAAGATTGCTGGTATGGTTGATATTGTGGCAAGGGTTGTTGCTGATGGTGATGAAAGAACACTTTCCTTCAAAACCAATGAAGTTATCTTTGGCGGTGGTAGATTGACAGTTACCAAGAAGGAAATCCCGCTTGATTATGATGATTTCATGGCGGTATATGATGAAGCCAATGGAAAAGCAGTAAAGGCAACAAGAAGCACTTCCAAGAAGCAGCCTATTGAAACCCCGCCTACTGTAAATGCTGAAGATGTTCCTGATAGTGGTTCTGAAGATGATTCTGCTGCTGAAGCTTCAACTGCTGATTCTTTAGCCCCTGAAGTTCAGGAAGCAGAACCAGTTAAGGAAGAAAAGACTGAAGAACCTAAACCCCGCATAAGAAAGAAGCGTGGTGAATAATGGCTGATGTGATAATGATAAGGGATAAGCCTGAAACAATCTTTGATTCAAGGGATTTTGAATATCACATTGAAAAGTGCATGGGTTATGAAGCAAGTTCTTACTTCAGAAAGTTGTTTGAAGAAGCTGAAGCAGAAGTTGAATCTGCAAAGCGTGGTGAAAATACAGACCTTGCTTCTTATGAAGCTTCCCTTGAATCAAACACAAGAGCATTTCAGGATATTCTTGAAATATTAACTTCAATAGAAGGTTTGCTTTACAAGCAAAGAGTTAATAAGGTTAAAATTGCTGAACAGATTTCAGCAATCAGAAAAACAATAAATAATCAAATATGAAAGGTAAAAGGTGAAATATTATGGCTAACATTTGGGATAAGTTTAATGATGCGTATGATGTAAAGAGTTTGGCAGATGAAGTTGCTGAAGCAGAAGCTAACGGTGAAACAGGCGGTTATGATGAAGTTCCACATGGTACTTATGATGTAGAAATCAATAAGATGGAACTGAAGCTTTCCAAGAATAACAACCCTATGCTTTCTGTATGGTTCAAGGTTCTTGCTGGTGAAGAAAAGGGTAGACTGATTTTCATGAATCAGGTTGTAACACAGAAGTTCCAGGTTCACATTTGCAATGACTTCCTTCGTTCTTTAGATAGTGGTATTGATGTTAAGTTTGTTGATTTTGGACAGTATGAACAGCTTATTATGGATATTCATGAAGCCGTTGATGGTAAGTTGGAATATGGTTTGAAGTACGGTGTAACTAAGAAGGGATTCAATACCTTTGAAATTACAGATGTGTATGAAGCAGAATAATTGACCATAAGAGGGGGGGTAAGGATTAAACCCCTTACCCCCTTGAAAATTTACCAAGAAAGGAAGTGAAATCAATGCTGTTCTATGATTTTGAGGTATTCAAAGAAGATTGGTTGGTTGTAATTATGGATATGACCAATAAGAAAGAACACATCATTATCAATGATGCTGATAAGCTGGAAGCAGTATATAAGGCTAATAAGCATGATATTTGGGTTGGTTATAATTCAAGGAACTATGACCAGTATATTTTGAAAGGAATCCTTTGCGGGTTCAACCCAAAAGAATTGAATGATTTCATCATTGTTGAAGGTAAGAAAGGTTGGCAGTATTCAAGCCTTTTCAGAAAGTTCCCATTGAACAATTATGATGTGATTCTAACCAATGACGGTGGTTTGAAATCCTTGGAAGGTTTTATGGGGAACAGCATCAAGGAAACATCAGTTCCATTCGATATTGATAGAAAGCTGACAGAAGAAGAACTGCAAGAAACAGTGAAATACTGTAAGCATGATGTGGAACAAACAATTGAAGTTTTTATTCTTAGAAAAGAAGAATTTGAATCCCATCTTTCTTTGATAAAAGCTTTCAAACTTCCCCTTTCTTATATCAGTAAAACAAAAGCACAGCTTGCAGCCATTATTCTTGGAGCTAACAAGCAAAGGCATGATGATGAATTTGAAATTGAGTTGCCCCCAACATTGAAGGTTGAAAAGTATAAGCACATTGTTAATTGGTACAAGAACCCTTTGAACAGAGATTATAGCAAGGTTCTTGAAACTGATGTTGCTGGTGTTCCTCATGTATTCGCCTGGGGCGGTTTACATGGTGCAAGGGTTCAATATGCTGGTGAAGGTTATTATATCAATGTGGATGTTGCTTCTTACTATCCAGCTTTAATGATTGAATATGATTGGCTTTCAAGAAATGTTGCAGACCGTTCAAAATATAAAAACATCAGAGATACCCGCCTAAAGCTAAAAGCGGAAAAGAACCCAATGCAACAGCCTTATAAGATTGTTCTTAATTCCACTTATGGTGCTATGAAGGATGCCCAAAATGCAATGTATGACCCAAGACAAGCTAACAATGTTTGTGTTGGTGGGCAGTTACTTCTTCTTGACCTTATAGAAAAGCTGGAAGGGTTTTGTGAAATCATTCAATCAAATACAGATGGTATTCTAATTAAGATGCCTGAAGGAAATGATGAAGCAAAATGGTTTGATAGGGTTGATGATGTTTGTTATGAATGGGAACAAAGAACCAGGATGCAACTTGAATTTGATGAATTCAGAAAGGTGTATCAAAAGGATGTAAACAATTATGTTATTGTTACTGCTTCAGGTAAGTACAAGTGTAAGGGTGGTTA